CTCGTAATCCAATACCTTTGGGTATATTTTAATAACCACATATGTTGCTGTTGTAAAATTTATATTAGTATTGATAACAATAGAACCAGCCACCAAGTTAACAATATCAACACCGACACTGTCATTATATGTGAATTTTTTATTATTAATAAAACTGGTCTTAAGTGTCTGTCTACTATCATTATTGGTCATTGACATTCTCACCGCATCCTCTACCCTAACCCATGCGCTAAGCGACCCATCAAACCTAAACAATCTATTTGGCATGAAATCTAGTCTAAGAAAATGATCATCTGGTCCGGCATGTGCTGGGAATTGTACACCCATGCCAAAATCATAACCATTTACTGGAAAGCCATCGCCAACCAAATAACCAGTATATCCAGTTCTCAATGGTCTACCTGAATTCTCACTAGCTAGATATGATGCAACACTAGCATCTAATGTCGTTTCATCAGCGGTTTCAATAATTGGTTGTCCGGTTAATGGGTCAACTGCCAATGTATAAAATTGTCTAGTTTCAAAACCACTCAGTGGAGCATCTATTTCTGCCTGATTAATAACCGCCAGATTTATTTGTAGTTCTTTTGTTCTAGTACTTAATATATCCCTAACTGTTAAACTAGTATCTTCACCAGCTGGTAAATCAAGTATTTCAGAAAATTGTTGACTATCAGTTATTTTAGTTATTCTTAACTTATATAAATGTGGATACCATGTAGCTGAAAATCCTTCACTAGCACGAGAAACATCTTCAATGACATAATATCTTGGTAAACTAACATCAAAATCATTAAGGGCAAAATCATCTCTTAAATGAGGAAGTTCTATCACGTCTCCGCTAATTGGCTTCCTACCAACAAAATTTATAAAATCATTGATATGCACCGTCATAAATAACGTATCTTGGTCTATGAATAACCCAAATTGGCTTAAATTAAAGTCGAGATTTTGAACATTATAATGACAACGTAGACGATATATTTCTGGGTCATATGTCCTATCTCTATTCTCCAATAACAATAAATCTTGAATGTTGGTCGGTGACATAGAACCATAGGTGGGTTGATCAGCCGTACCATTAGCAGTATTAGTGCCCAAAAATTTATGTAAATAGGCATCGGTCCCACCCACTTGAAACATTTTACTAATTTGCCTATCTATAAATTTGTAATTGTTACTCTTAACGTCATGATAAAGTGAAAGTTTGGGCATTATGCTTCTCTGGGTTGAAATATAATGGTATTTAGCTACAACTGACCGAATGGCTTAAAAAGGAATATGATATATTATAGTGGAAAATATTGTGAGAATAGCCCCAAAAAATGGAGCTATGTGATGGCGGGTGGATATGAACTATACTGGCTTATGCTTACATTTGTCGCCATGCCATCGTGGGTAGCCTGTTATGTCACACATTTTACCACAGTGTGGGCACTCTTTTTTAGGTCTATTTTTTGCATTATTTGATAGTAGTTCTTTAGTGGCATCCGTGTGGACTTTGCCCGTATTAGAAGCTGCTATCTTCCTACCTGTTTCTTCGGCCACCGGTGGTCTATTTTTGGCTGACTCGGACATCTTTAATTTTGTCTGGTCTGAATGTGGTTGGCGAATTCGGCCAGTGGCGCCCACTGAAAGTTTTGCTCTGGTTTCTTCCGATGCTGGCTCTCTATTTTGATGTGCAATGGCTAGATTTTTCTTAGGTTCTTCGGAAAATTTCCTACCCTTTTGGGCTACTGACATATTTCTTTTAGTTTCTTCTGAAACAATTTTACCTTGTTGAAATGCAGACATTTTTGCTCGTGCTTCATCAGAAAAGGGTGCTCTGTTAAGCCAGGCAATAGACATTTTTTTCTTGGTTTCAGCGGAATGCTTGCTTCCCTTTGTGGTCCCATCTAATCCATTTTCAAGTATTAGATTTGCCCATGCTTTTGATTCAACTATATTATTTTCTAATGAAAAATGTAACGCAATTTCTTTAATTAATTCCGTATCCGTATATGGCTCTGATAACCATATCGTTTTAACATGTTCTTTGCCATGTTTATTAATATGTCTCTTCCAAACGGTTCCGGAGCCCAAATATTTGATTGGGTCTTCTTTAGTGGTTTTTCCGAAATATTTTAAACCAGTTAACGCATGTTGCTTGATATATAGGTAAGTTGGTGGTATAGTATTGTTATAAATAGTCAGGTTGATTAGCTCCTTTTAAGCAATTAATATAGGTGGGAACTCTTATTCCGCGACCTATATCTATTTAGCAAAAAATCCATAAATACACCAATGGAGAAATATAATGTCTGAAATACTCACCGACTTAAACACCAACCGAACAACAGAACGAAACAAGGTATTTGATTATTGCAAACAACTTCTTGGGCATGGAATCATAGACGTGGATCTTGATCCTATTCACTTTGAGACATCCCTTGATCGAGCTATAACAAGATATAGACAGAGAAGCCCAAATTCGGTAGAAGAAAGTTATGGTTTTTTAGAGCTGATTCAAGATGTGAATGAATACCGTCTACCGGATGAAGTCATTACCGTAAGACAAGTGTTCCGCCGCGCTATTGGTTCGAGAAGTGGGATCGGCGCAGGAGGGACGTTATTTGAACCTTTTTCGCTGGCATATACTAATTCTTTTCTCATGAGTGGTAGTATGATGGGTGGTTTAGCCACCTATGAATTGTTTGCCGGTTATCAAAAATTAGTTGGTAGGATGTTTGGTAGTTATATAGAGTTCAATTGGAAGCCAACTAGTCATATTTTAGATATATTACAAAGACCATTTGCTCAAGGTGAACAAATTTTGATACAATCATATAATTTTAGACCAGATTATGTTTTATTGACTGACATATACGCAAAGCAATGGTTACGGGATTATACATTGGCAACCTGTAAAATAATATTGGGTGAAGCTAGGGAATATTTTTCAACCATAGTTGGACCAGGTAGTGGTGTGTCGTTGAATGGCGCTGCCATGAAAGCAGCGGGACAGGCTGATTTAGATAGACTAGATAAAGAATTGGAAACCAATGTAGCCGGTGGTTTTGGGCTGACGTTTGTGATTGGCTAAATTGTTGATTTATAACAAGTTATTTTATTAAATATTAATAGTATTATCCATCATCTTGTGGTATAATGTTTTATTTTTGGAGAATGCTATGAGAAAGATTTATGGAATCGTTGGTGGTATTGGTAGTGGTAAAGATACTATAGCCGATTATCTAATGCATAACCATTATTTTAAGAGAGAGTCATTTGCCAGTGTATTAAAAGATTCAGTGGCGGTGATATTTGGTTGGGATAGGGCTATGTTAGAAGGCGTTACTAAAGAAAGCCGATATAAACGTGAGGTAGTGGATCAATGGTGGTCAGCTAGATTGGGCTTACCAGAATTATCACCTAGATGTGCGTTACAGCAAATTGGAACTAACATTTTCAGAGATTGTTTCCACGAGGAAATATGGATTGCCAGTTTAGAGAATAAAATAAAAAAGTCAAAAGATAGTTTTGTAGTAAGTGATTGCAGATTTGAAAATGAAGTGATTGCACTTAAAAAATTAAAAGCAAAAATAATACATGTAAAAAGAGGCCCAGACCCATCCTGGAAAAATGATGCAATATCAGCAGGTTGTGGTAATGAGGAAGCAATTGAGAGATTGGAACAGTTAGGCGTGCACACTAGTGAATGGAAAAGATTCTCCCTTCCAGTTGATTATATAATAACCAACGATGGCACATTGGATGAATTATATGCCAAAATAGAAAAAATTATGTAGGTGGTTAACTGAAAAAACTGCTGTAAAAATCCATGAACGGCTAAATAGTTTAAAGTAACTATCTAATCATTCATGGAGAATATATTATGGCCCAACTTAACTCACCTGGTGTAAGTGTAACAGTAATTGACGAAAGTTTTTACGTACCTGCTGCACCTGGAACAGTACCACTTATCGTAGTGGCATCTGCTGAAAACAAACAAAATGCTTCTGCCACTGGTGTTGCACCTGGTACATTAAAGGCAAATGCTGGTCAAGTTTATCTATTGACAAGCCAAAAAGATTTATCAACCACCTTTGGTATTCCAAGCTTCCAAACAGACGCTAACAACAATCCAGTTCATGCTGGAGAGTTGAATGAATACGGGTTGAATGCTGCATATAGCTTTTTAGGGGTTAGTAATAGCGCCTATGTTGTTAGAGCGGACTTAGACCTTAATCAATTGATTGAATCAACAAATCCACCTGAAGGTAAACCAGTTGATGGAACCATGTGGCTAGACACTGCTGATACTCAATTTGGTGTTTTTCAATGGAATTCAGCACCAGCCTCTATTAAAGGTGGTCAAACATTCACTCATCAAACTCCTGCTATCATAGTAGATCCATTACAGGTTGTTGATTATGCTGGACAGGATTATACCCCAGCTCCAAGTTTTGGTGCAATTGGTAGTTATGCAGTTGTTGCGTTGACAAATCTTATTGTTCTTTGGTATAAGGCTCCGGTCACCACACCGGCTGTTGGTGCAGGTTGGGTTGAAGTTGGTTCAACTGAATGGGTTTCTGCCTGGCCAACGGCACAGGGTACTATCTATAGCAGCAACATTACGTTATTAATTGGTGATACCATCACGATTAATGGCACCCCAGTTACTGGTGTTACTGATTTAGCTGGTTTGGTATCTGCAATAAACACTGCTAATATCTCTGGTGTTACCGCCGGTGCACCTAATAACTTATTACAATTATTTTCAACTGGTGTTAATGTTGTTATTTCTGGAACTACTGTTACTAAGGTTGGGTTAACTGCTGGTACATATTTGGCTCCAGCATTGCAAATTGCTCCACATACACAAGTTCCTGCATTTAAGTTAACGGATAATCCTTCTACTGTTC